TAGAGAAAAGAGATATAACATTTTTAGAGGAATATATTTCAGCAACTACATCTACTGGGACACCAAAATATTATGCAATGTTAGATACAGGAGCAACTGGAGAAAGCTCATCAAACTCTGGATCTATTATTGTATCACCAACACCGAGTGCAACATTTGCATATAAAATACACTACAATGCAGCGCCAGCGTTATTGGAAAATGATGACACTAATTATATTAGTATGAATTTTCCAAACGGTCTGCTATATTGTTGTTTAGCAGAGACCTATGGTTTTTTAAAAGGGCCAGCAGATATGTTAGCTTTGTATGAACAAAAATATCAACAAGAAGTACAGAAATTTGGAGGAGAACAAATAGGTAGAAGACGAAGAGATGACTATACGGATGGGACAGTTAGAATACCAGTCAACTCACCAACACCTTAAGGATTAAATTATGGCATCAACATTTTCAGATCTTGGTATAG